GAAAAAACTGATGGCGGTATTATTAAAGCAACTACAACTCTTAGAGATGAAGAAGTAAGTAATATTTGTGGATATGTTTTAAAACTAGGTACTGAATGTTACAACGACAGCAAAAGGTTTCCAAGTGGACCTTGGTGTAAAGAAGGTGATTGGGTTGTTTTTAGAGCTTACTCAGGAACTCGCATGAAAATGTATGGACAAGAATTTCGTTTAATTAATGATGACACTGTAGAAGCAGTGGTCGATGATCCAACAGGAGTAGTAAGAGCATGAGTAAAACAGAAATAATTAATGAAGAGCCTAACTTTGATGAACCAGTAGTTCAAACAAAAGAAGATCAATTCTTTGGCAAACAAACTGAAATAGATCGCACAATACCAGATGATCTTGAAGTTACTATTGTTGACGATACTCCTGTACAAGATCAAGGTAAAAAACCTAGAGCAGAAGATACACCAGTTGAAGTTGATGATGATGTTGTAGATAAAGAAATAGCTGATTACAGCAAAAGAGCTGCAGATCGTATAGCTAAAATTAAATACGAATATCACGAAGAACGCAGAGCTAAAGAAGCAGCAACAAGAGAATCAAAAGAAGCTGTTCAAAGACTTCAAACAATGATGTCTGAAAACCAAAGACTACAAGCTATGGTTGATCAAGGCGGAGAAGTCTTAAATAAACAAGCACATAACAATGCTTTATGGGCAAAACAAAATGCTCAAGTAGAATTTAAGAAAGCCTATGAAGAAGGCGATGCTGATGCTATGACTAAAGCACAAGAGATGATAGCTAAAGCTACTCTTGCAGAACAACAGTCAATGAATATGGCAGAAAGTGTTCAAGCAGAAATAACAAAAAAATTACCTGTAGAACAACCAGCACAACAAACACAAGAGCTAGACCCTGACATGAAAGCATGGTCAAGCAAAAATCCTTGGTTTATGAGCACAGTACCTGAACATCAAGAAATGAGTTCATATGCTTTAACCATTGATCAAAGACTTCGTAATCAGGGAATACTTCCTGAAAATGATGCACAAAAATATTATGCAGAAGTAGATAAATATATGCGTAATGAATATCCAAGTTTCTTTGGTGTTCAAGTACAAGAGACTGCAGAAGTAGTCCATGAAACTAATACACCAAAACGACAACCTTCAACAGTTGTTGCATCCGCCACTAGGGATAGCGGAAATAAAAAACCCTCGCAAATCCGTTTGACTCAGACCCAAGTTCGTTTAGCACGACAACTTGGAATTAGTCCTGAGCAATACGCAAATCAATTATTAAAGGAGATTTAATATGTCAGAAGAAACTAAAAATCAATCAGAAGAAGTTAAAACTGACTCTCCTGAAACTAATGATAACGAACAAGTGCGTACTCCAAGGAGTGTAGAAAGTCGAGAAATCGATTCAAGACCAATGAGTTGGGATAGTGTAGGTAATCTTCCAGAACCTGATCCGCAAGACGGATGGGTATTTAGATGGGTAAGGACTGCTCTTTTAGGGCAAACTGACAATCCAAATGTTTCTAGAAGAATGAGAGAAGGGTGGCAACCAGTCCGACTTGAAGATCATCCAGAGCTTCAAATACATATGATGGATCATAACTCAGAATGGGCAAAAAAAGGTCATATTGAAATAGGTGGACAATTATTATGTAAGATGCCTAAAGAGAGAGCAGAAGCAAGGGATAAACACTTTGCTGACTTAGCTTCATCTCAAGTGGAATCTGTTGATAATACTTATTTTAAAGACCAAGATAATCGAATGGCGACCAAACAAGTGTTTGAACGCAAATCGAAAACAACTTTTGGGAAAGATTCCTAGAATCTTTTTTTAATTTAATTTTAATAAGGAGACAATTATGTCTACAACAGCAACTCCCTATGGGAGCAGACCTATTGGTACTATTGTTGGAAGCCCTTATCAAGGAAAAGTTACTCATTACAAAATCAAAAATGCATATGGAACTTCTATATTCTATGGCGATATTGTAAAGTTTGGCGATGATAATCCAAATACCACTATCCAAAAAGATACTGGTACTACATCTTTAACACCTATTGGTGTTTTCCTTGGTTGTGCTTACACTGATCCTACCACAGGTCAATTCACACCAAATCAATATTACCCAGCATCAACTGCTGCGGATGATATTGTTGCGTATGTTGCTACTGATCCTTTTATTGTCATGCAAATGCAAGGCGATGAAACTCTTGGTCAAGACGACTTGGGCAAGAATTGTGCTATCGTGCAAACTGCAGGAAGTACAACTATTGGAAATAGCAAAAACGCAGTCGATGGGAATACAGCAGCTACTACCGCTACACTACCATTAAAGATTATCGACTTTGTTGATGGTCCTGATAGTGCAGTAGGTGACGAATTTACTGATGTATTAGTAATGTTTAACGTAGGGCATCAACTGCTCAACACAACTGGCATAGGCTAAGGGGTATATAAATGGCAGCTATATCAAGAGCTAATGAGCTCAAGCAACTATTACCTGGACTTAACGCCTTGTTTGGTGAGGAGTATGGTAACTACGAAAACGAGCATGAAGAAATTTATGTTACAGAAAATTCCGAAAGATCATTTGAGGAAGAACTGAAACTATCTGGCTTCGGTGCAGCACCAGTAAAAGATGAAGGATCAACTATCAGTTATGATGTTGCTCAAGAATCTTTTGTGGCTCGTTACACACACGAAACTATCGCTATGGGATATTCAGTGACTGAAGAAGCAATGGAGGATAACCTCTATGTATCTTTATCAGCTAGATATACTAAAGCACTAGCTCGTGCAATGGCTTATACAAAACAAGTTAAAGCAGCGTTTCCATTAAATAATGGATTCTCAACTACTTTCTCTTCAGGTGATGGTGTTGCATTATTCAGCACAGCTCACCCACTTGTAAGCGGTGGAACTAACAGCAATAGACCTTCTTCAGGAGCTGATTTAAATGAAACATCTTTAGAAGATGCGATCATTCAAATCGGTAAATATACTGATGAAAGAGGTCTTAAAATTGCAGCTAGACCTAAAAAGCTAATAGTACCTTCTGATCTTCAGTTCGTAGCTACTAGACTTTTACAAAGTGACTATAGAGTCGGTACTGCTGACAATGACATCAATGCTATTAAAACTAATGGAGTAATTCCAGAAGGCTATTCAGTTAATCATTATTTAACTGATACTAATGCTTTCTTTATTACTACTGATGTTCCAGATGGCATGAAGCATTTTGTCAGAGCACCAATGACCACCTCAATGGATGGTGACTTTGAAACTGGTAATGTTAGATACAAAGCTAGAGAAAGATATTCCTTTGGAGTATCTGATCCGCTTGGTATCTTTGGATCACCAGGTAGTTCGTAAGGACTTTAAAGGGGGAGCTTTTGTTCCCCCTTTTTTTATTCTAGGGATATTTTAATCTGTCTATCAACTGCCCTAGCAGACTTGCCAAGATGATAGATACTTTCCTTTAGGAGGAAAAATGGCTAACACAACATTTAATGGACCAGTTAGGTCCGAAGGTGGTTTTGAACAAATCACTAAAAATAGCACAACAGGTGCAATTACAACAAACCTTGATATTTCATCAGCAGGTGCAATTACTACTTCAAGTACAATTAATGCAAGACAGGTAGTAGATACTACTTTTAATGCAGCAGGAGCAGCATCAGCTACTTTAACAGCAGCTCAGTCAGGAACTTTGTTTTTGATCAATGGAACAGCAAATAATGTAATTACTTTACCTACTGTATCTACTGATAATGTAGGAGTTCATTATGACTTTCAACTTACAGTAGCTGTAGCTAGTGATAAAACTACTACTATTGTACTTCCAGGTTCAGGTGTTTCAGACTTTCAAGCAATGCTTTCATTGGTTGCAGGAACAGCAGCTAACGCAGTAAGTGATGTAGCAGGAGATACTTTAACTTTAGTAAACTCAACAGTTGCAAATGCTAGAGTGTCTATGACTTGTGTTTCAGATGATGGAACAAACTCTAAGTGGATGACAACTGCTCTATCAACTCCAATAGCTACAGTAGCGTAACAGGAGTACATTATGGCTGATGCAGTAACTACACAAACCATTATAGATGGTGAAAGAAACTGTATTATTAAGTTTACNAATGTCAGTGATGGCAGTGGCGAATCCGCAGTANCTAAAGTAGATGTATCTTCTTTAGCTGCTAACTCTGAAGGTGCTTCATGTTCAGAAGTTAGAGTAATGCGAGTGAGTCATGCNATTGTTGGTATGTCAGTTCAAATGTTTCTTGATGCTACAAGCAATGTTCTACTTATGGAACTAGCTGAAAGTAGTAATGGACATATGGACTTTCAAGATTTTGGTGGACTTTCAAATAATGCAGGAAGTGGTAAAACTGGAGATATTCTTTTTACTACTAAAGGTCATAGTTCAGGAGATACTTATTCTATCGTTTTAGAAATGATAAAAGTATATTCTGATTAATCGGAGACATTATGAAATACATTATTTCAGAAACAGGTGAATTTCCACCTCAATATAAAGTTCTTCAAGAAGGTGAAAATGGAATATGGATACCAGTTTTTGGTCCTGATCCTGATCTTGAAGATGCTCAACGAAAAGTTGCAGAACTACAACCTGTTAAAAAGGCTGTAAAGAAAGCAGTAGAGCCAAAAAAAGAAACGCCTAAAAAAGCTCCAGCAAAAAAAGCTCCAGCTAAAAAAGGTAAGTCTAAAAAAACTGCTACCAAAAAGTAGCATAACTCACTTTGTTTATAGTACCCTTACAGAGGGTACTATAACTATTTAATTTAAAAGGTAACTTATGAAAAGTAAAAATGGTTCTAAGGGCGGTAAAATGGGCGGTAAAAAAAATACTGGCTATAAAAATAGAGGAAAAACCGAAGTAGGTAAAGAAGCTAAAGTTCAATCATATAAAGAATATGTGCAAAAAATGTTTGGTGGTGGTATAACTAGTCCAGCTATGAAAAGAAATAAAGCTGCAGGTGGTACTTACACTGGAATGAAAAGCAAGAATGGTTCTAAAGGCGGTAAAAAAGGCGGAAGAAGATAACTTTA